AGTTACAGAGCATTTAAAGACCTGTATTGCTTTAAGTGGGATGCAAGTGCCAACAAATCAAATATTTAATCTATGCGTTTCCTTTACGATAGAATCTTACGGACAATACAAACTAAAGGAACTGGGAGTAGCATTTAAAATGTTTGCAGAAGATAAATTTACTATTGGCAATCATATAAATTTTTCTCCTAAGTTAATTGGGGAGGTAATGAATGCCTATAAGAAGATAGCAGTACAAGTAAGAAACAAAACAATAGAAGAGCCTAAAGAAATAATTATGCAAGTAGATGAAGAGCAAGTAATGAGAGAGGAAGCCGAGTATTGGGAAACATCTAAGAAAGACTGGCGATTCTTAAACTATCAATGTTTTGATTATCTATGGAAACGAAAGTTGCTAAAGATAACTCCTGAGAAAGCAGAGTTCATAAAATCAAGAGTAAAAGCCTATCATTTGGCACAGGCTAAAAAGCCAGAGGATATGATGGTAGATGAGGAAACTATGAGACAACAATGCAAAAAATATTCACTTAAACTTTATTATGACAACGAACTATGATAGAGAATTATATACCAATGCAAGATGTACTTATCAGAATCAAGTACCATCCAGACATAACTAAACAAGAGAAGGAACAATTTAAGGAAGCCATTAAAGGAATCTATATGACTGAAAAAGGCAAAGTAAAAATGAATAAACCTAAAAAATACCAAAATGAAAGAAACACTATTAGTACTAATTATCCTTTGGATTTGGATAATCTATGAGATGAGAAACGCACCATTAAACAAAGACAAATGAAAGAAACATTAGGGATGATTAAATTTTTCTTTATTTCAGTACCAATATTCCTATTGGTTTATTGTACTGTTATGATTTATGTTGAACTTAAAGAACTTTATGAGTAAGATAAGAGGACACGAGAACGCAATGCCTGTGAGATTGATATTCTTAGATACAAAAGAGGAAATAGAGTTTAAGTCAATAGCCTACGCAAAAAGAATAACTGGAGTTAATGAGTACCAAATAAAGGAAAGTCTAAACCCAGTCAAAAAGAAACGATTTGAGTACCAAAATAGACAAATAGCGTTCCGTATAAAAAAGTAAAATGATAAGAGTAATAAACTTTAGTGGAGGGAAAACAAGTGCCTTGATGACAATTTTAAATTATCGTGAAGGAGACTTAGTAATATTTGCAGATACTAAAAGAGAGCATCCCAAAACATATAAGTTTATTAATGACTTTGAGGCACACGAGAATATTCCAATTATTAGAATTAGTTACGAAGGTGGTTTTAGGGGTATGTTAGAACATAAAAAATGGAAACTAATACCTAATAGAGTTAAAAGAGAATGCACTATTGAACTTAAAATTAAGACTGCTAAAAGGTGGCTTAGAGCAAACTATGGTAAACAGAATTATGAATGGCTTGTAGGATTTAGGGCAGATGAGGAACGCAGAGTAAAAGGATATGAGAAACGACAAGCATACATTCATCCAAGATTCCCTTTATATGAAGCTGGAATAGATAAGGCTTATGTAAATGACTATTGGAGTAAAAAACCTTACACCTTAGAAATACCTGCTATACTAGGAAATTGTACTTTATGCTTTCTTAAAGGCAAAAATGCAATAATTAATATTTTAAGGTCATATCCAGAACTAGCAAACGAATGGATAGAAGATGAAGAGTTAAGCAAATCAAAAGGGAATGGGCATACATATTTCCAAGATACAACCTACAAGCAAATGCTAAATTATGCTCAAAACGATTTATTCAAAGGGCAAGACTTATCAGATTTAAATCCAGCTTTTAATTGTTCGTGTACAAGTTAATCCCTAATTTTGTGCTATGGCATTACAAACCATTCCAAAACTTACAGGGAAAACACAAACAATTTTTAATCGTTATATACGACAAAGAGATAGTCAAAATGGTTACTTTACTTGCATATCGTGTGGCTCTACTAAAGATACATCCCAAATGGATGCAGGTCATTATGTGCCTGTCAAGAATAGCTCAGCTTTAAGATTTGATGAGTATAATGTAAACGGAGAGTGCAAGGCTTGTAATGGATTCGACCAATTCCACCTAATAAGATATAGAAAAAATCTAATAGATAAGATAGGAGAAAGAATGGTAATGCACTTAGAAAGTCAGTCCAGACTAATTAAGAAATGGACTAGAACCGAACTAAACGAAATAATAAATAAATATGGCGAAACTAAATCCTAATGGCAAGGTCTCCTTTGGTGCGAGAAAAAAAGGAAAGGCTAAAAAGAACTCTGGTCCTAAAGACAAACCTACTAAACCTTATAATAGACAAGGAAGATGCTAATAACCGAAATCAAATCAAATCCTAATAATCCTAGATTAATAAAGGATCATAAGTTTAAGCAACTTGTAAAGTCTATTCAGGATTTCCCTCAAATGCTAGAACTTAGACCTATTGTTATAGATGAGAACAATATGGTACTTGGAGGCAATATGAGACTAAAGGCTTGTCTTGAAGCTGGCTTAACCGATGTGCCTGTGATTCACGCTAACAACTTATCAGAGGAAAAAAAGAAAGAGTTTATTGTAAAAGATAATGTAGGCTATGGCGAATGGGACTGGGATGACCTAGCTAATAATTGGGATGCAGAACAATTAACGGAATGGGGTTTAGATATACCAAACTTTGAATTAGGTAAGATTGAGGCTGAAGATGATGGGTTTGATATGCCTGACGAAGTTAAAACCGATATTGTATTAGGGGATTTCTTTTTAATTGGTCCACATAAATTACTTTGTGGTTCTTCTACTGAAATAGATAATTGGGCTAAAGTAATGGAAGATAAACTTGCAGACCTTGTTGTTACAGACCCTCCATATAATGTTGCTTATGTAGGTAAAACAAAAGATGCATTGACTATTGAGAATGATAAAATGACTGATGAGCAATTTTATAAATTCTTATTAGATTTTTATAGTGCTTTGGCAGCATATACAAGGGGGGGGGGGGGGGTGGTACGTTTGGCACGCTGATAGCGAAGGTGCAAACTTTAGAAGGGCAATGAATGAATCAGGTATAATGGTAAAACAATGTTTAATATGGGTAAAAAATTCTATGGTAATGGGTAGGCAAGATTATCAATGGAAACACGAGCCTTGTTTATATGGCTGGAAAGAGGGTGCTGCTCATAGTTGGTATTCAGATAGGAAACAAACTACAATACTTGAGTTTAATAGACCAACTCGTAATGCAGAGCATCCTACTATGAAGCCAATTGAATTAATATCTTATCAAATAAATAATAGTTCAAAACAAGGAGATATTGTGGCAGATGCATTTTTAGGTTCAGGTACAACAATGATAGCATCTCATCAAACTAATAGGATTTGCTATGGTATGGAACTAGACCCAAAATACTGCCAAGTTATCGTAGATAGGATGCGTAAGCTAGACCCAACATTGGAAATCAAGAAGAATGGGGTAACTTTGCCTTAACAGGCTAAAATCAGGCGATATGGCAATACCAAATCAAGAAGTAGGGCAATTTAAGAAGGGGGAATCAGGCAACCCAGCAGGGCGACCTAAGGGCGTTCCAAATAGCAAGACTCGTTTACTAAGATTATTAGAATTAGTGCAAGTAAAGACCAACCCAATTACAGGAGAAAAAGAGGAGTTTACTGTTGCAGAGCAATTAGATATGATGGTACTACAAAAGGCATTTAAAGGTGATTTAAAGGCTTATCAGGAAATCCTTGATAGATTAGAAGGCAGAGCAAAACAAACCAACGAGATAGAACTATCAGGAGGACTGCAAATTAATTGGGAGGAGAAAAAAACCTACGTTGAAAACAAAGGAAGCCTATAATGGAATTATCCATAAAACAAACAACTGCTTTAGACCTATTAGAAGATAAAACAACAAACGAGATTCTATTTGGAGGAGGAGCTGGAGGTGGTAAGACTGCGTTAGGTTGCTATTGGCAGCTTAAACAAAGATTAAAATATCCCAATACAAGAGGACTAATTGGGAGAGCCGTGTTAAAAACCCTAAAAGAAACTACCTTAGTCTCCTTTTTTCAAATAGCTAAAATGCAAGGACTAGAAGCCAATAAGCATTTTAAATTCAATGCTCAATCTTCTACCATAGAATTTCCTAATGGCTCTACTATCCTACTTAAAGACCTTTACTCCTACCCTTCCGACCCTAACTTTGATGAATTAGGTTCATTAGAGATTACGGATGCATTTATAGATGAGGCTAACCAAGTAGATGACAAGGCTAGGAATATTATTAAATCAAGGATAAGGTTTCAACTAGACCAAAACGATTTAGTGCCTAAGATTCTTTACACTTGCAACCCAGCAAAGAACTGGACTTACTCGGAATTCTACAAACCACAACAAGAAAATACAATATCTAAGAATAAAAGATTCATTACATCCCTAATAGATGACAACCCTTACATATCTAAGCACTACAAAGAGAACTTACTAACTTTGGATAGTGTATCTAAAGAAAGGCTTTTGTTTGGTAACTGGGAGTACTTAGATGACCCTGCACAACTTATAGACTATGATAAAATACTTGATTCTTTTAGTAACACTTTTATTCCTATTGGGGATTCTTATATTACTTGCGATGTGGCACGCTTTGGTAATGACAGTACTGTTATTGGTATATGGAGTGGCTTTCGTGTTAGGTTTTATCAGTTCAATGGTAAATCAATTGTTGAGGTCGCTGAACTTATAAAGAACTTTGCAACAGAGCATAAAGTTCCTACATCTAACATTGTTTGCGATGAGGATGGAGTAG